AACTCTGCATCGGCTGCATCTACCTCTGCTACTTCGGCTGCTAACTCGGCAACTGCAGCATCTTCATCAGAAACTGCAGCAGCAACCTCAGCCTCATCGGCTAGCACCTCAGCATCTTCTGCCTTAACTTCGGCTAACTCAGCCAGCACATCAGCATCATCAGCACTTACCTATGCCTCAACTATGGCAGCCAGCGTAACTGCTGCTCAGTCTTCAGAAACTGCTGCAGCATCTTCTGCTACTGCTGCTGCTACCAGCGCAACAAGCGCTGCTGCTAGTGCAACGGCTGCTGCTACTTCTGCTTCATCTGCTTCTACTAGCGCTGCTAGCGCATTGACTTCTGCTAACTCGGCTAACGCCGATGCAATTACTGCTGCTGCTTCAGTAGCAACTATTGCAGGGTATGCGGACGCAGCATCTACTTCGGCTACATCTGCAGCAACAAGTGCTACATCTGCAGCAACATCTGCCTCAAGTGCTGATACTTCAGCAACTGCTGCAGCAACAAGTGCTGCTTCTGCAGCAACTTCAGCAACCAGTGCTGCTACATCTTTTGATGACTTTGACGATAGATACCTAGGCGCTAAGTCATCTCCCCCGTCTGTAGACAATGACGGCAACGCACTTCTAACTGGTGCTCTTTACTGGAACACAGTTGACAATCAGATGTATGTCTGGAGTGGTAGCGCTTGGGGTGGTATCTCCTCAACTGCTCAGTTGTTCCGCTATCGCTACACCTTATCTGGCGGAGAGACTAGCGTTTCGGGTCCAGATGATGATGGCGTAACTCTTTCTTATCTTGCTGGTAAGGAGCAGGTATACCTAAATGGTGTACTTATGGTTCGTACCGAAGACTATACAGCAACTAATGGCACAAGTATCACGGGCTTTAGCCCTGCACTTGCTGCATCTGATGTTATAGAGATTATTACTTTCACAGCATTTGATGTTGCTACAGCAATTCCTAACAGCATCTTAGATACTAAGGGTGACTTAATCGTAGCAAGCAGTGCCGATACCCCTGGTAAACTTGCTGCAGGAACTAACGGCTATTTCTTAAAGGCTAACTCAGGTGCAACGCTTGGACTTGAGTGGGCTGCTGTACCAGAACCAGACTTAACATCCATTGAAATAATGTCTATAATGGGAGCATACTAATGACAAAAGCAAGAACGCTCGCAGATAATTATGCTGCGGATATATCTGGGATTACCGCAGGTACAGGTATTACAGGTGGTGGTACATCAGGTACTGTAACCATTACCAATGATATGGCTACCACTATAGCAGCCAAAGGTGACTTGGTTGTAGGTACAGGTAATGATACCTATGCTGCCTTGACCGTTGCCTCTACTGCTGGTTACTTATTGACAGTTGACTCTGGCGAAACGACAGGATTGAAGTGGGCTGCGCCTGCTGCTGCGGGTTTTGTGGGTTGTTCTTTGTATAAAAGTGGAAATCAATCCATATCAAATACAACAGCAACAATAATAACTTTTGATTCTGAATTATTTGATACCGATTCATTTCATTCAACAGTAACAAACACAGGCCGCATCACAATTCCAGCAGGCAAAGGTGGTTATTATAGTTTTTGCGCTTATGCGGTATGGCCTGACGGAAGTTGGGCTATTTCTAACGTTACATTGAAAAAGAACGGCACAGTCATAAAGAGTGATTGGTTAAATGTTGGTTCTGGCACTTATAACACTCAAGGATTTGCAACTATTGTTAGTGCGGTTGCAACTGATTATTTTGAAATAGAAGTTTATCACAACAAAGGCAGCAGTACTAACATTCTTGGTGATAACAATGGAGCAGGCGCAACTCGTTTTGAGTGCGTTTATTTAGGAGCATAAAAAATGGAATTATGGCAAAAGATTATTGAAGCATATCCTGAAATAAATCCGACAGATGATTTTCGGCAACTAGGTATTTACTTGCAAGATGACTCAGACGGCAAAGGTGCTTACATTGCCAAATGGGAATACTCAAAGCCAATTCCCGAAGGACTTAAACTAGGCAAGAACTAACAGAAAGGTATGTAGTAACTAATGGCTACAACATCTAAGGTACTCGCTCGCACAGCAGCAGCGACTACATCAACAACCCTATACACCCAACCGAATACCAGCACTACGACTATTGTTACCAACCTACTGGTGACTAATACGACTGGTAGCACGGCTAACTTCACACTCACTATTGCTGGTGTAACTGCTGCCTCATCGGTATCCGTTGGTGCCTATGACACTACAGTAATTGATATGAAGCAGGTCATTCCTCCAACTAACCCTGCTACTACTATTACTGGTCTTGCTTCTACAACTGGTGTAAGTTTCCATATCTCGGGAGTGGAAATATCTTAGAATGCAAACCCTGACTGAAAAACAAAAGCAAGATAGGAGAGATGCTCAACGCCGTTGGCGAGAGCGTAATCCAGAAAATGCTAAAAAAAGAAATAGGGATAACGAATATCGTAGAAAGTACGGCATTAGCCTTGAACAATACGATGATATGTTAAAAGCCCAGCAAGGGGTGTGTGCTATCTGTTTTGCATCCTGTGATACAGGTATGAACCTAGCAGTAGACCATTGCCATATAACAAATAAAGTTAGAGCATTGTTATGCAAAAACTGCAATACAGCACTAGGGCTCCTAAAGGAGAATATAGAAACTATGACAAAAGCAATAGATTATATTAAATTTCACACTCTAACGGGGGAAATTTCCTAATGACACCTGTATATAAATTATCTGCCAGTAGTATAAAAGGCAGAACCAATTATGGGAGTATGCTGGCTGGGAATACTGCGTATGTGCCAAAAGAATTTTTTGCACTAAATTATTTGGCTACCGCACCTTATCAAAGTGTATGGAATTTAAGCGGAGCATCTTTTGGTACAAAGTTAACCGACCCTGCATCTCTTGCTAATGTTACTGCTACTTCGCTTGCGCCAGGTTATTTTTGGAGCAGAGGAAAAACATCTGTTGCTTTTGGTCCAAATGCTAGTCCATTTATTGCTGCATATAAATGGAACGCTGGCGCAAGTCCTGGATGGGGAACAAAATTTTCTGACCCAGCAACATTGCCTGGAGGAACTACAAACTCTCCAACTTTTACAAACAATGATATTGTTGTTGCATCAAATACAACTCCATATGTTTTATCATATAAATGGTCTGATGATTCTGGATTCGGAACCAAATATTCAAATCCAGGAACATTACCAGGCGCTGCTACAACAGGAAGATTAAATTATGCGGGAACCGAGTGGGCTGGTGGTTTTGCTGCAAGCCCTTATGCAATAGCGTATCCATATACAAATGGAACAGGTTTTGGAACTAAGTACTCTGACCCAGCCACATTACCTGGAGCATACGCTACTGCTGGAAATGGTATGGCTTGGAATAGAGGAGGAAGTGCTATATGTATTCCATATCAAACTACATCTGGTGCTGATAGCGGAACACACGGAATTTGGAAATGGTCATCTGGTTGGTCAACTAAGTATTCTGACCCTTCTCCAGCACCAGACAATTATTATTCTTCCATACAGCCAGAATGGAATCATAACGATACCGCCTTTGGGTGGGCTCAATACTCTAAAGTTGCTGGAAATAAAATACAAGTATACGCCTGGGACAATACTAACGGATATGGAACTAAGTATTCACAACCAGCAGCAGGAGATGTAAATGATGGTCGTGGATTTGGATGGAATGACGATAGCACGGCAATATCATATTCAAGCAATACATCGCCCTATGTTCATTTATGGGCTTGGAGTAATTCTACTGGCTTTGGAACGAAGTCGGCAGACCCCGCTACACTACCAGGTGGTTTAGGTGGCGGACAAAGAATGACAAAAATCTAACAAAGGAAAAATAAATGGCTGAACTACCAACAACAGAAGGCACTGCAGTTCCAAACCCACTTGAGGCTCGCCGTGCCGAAGTAGCACAATACGAAAAGAATATTCAGATATACACAGCATTGGCTGCAACTTTGCCAACTGAGTATCCTGCTCATCTTGAAAAATATCGCACTGCTACTGACCGTCACGCAGCAGCAGCGGAAATTACAAACCTAGATGATGTTCAATTACTCGCTGACCTATGGTATGGCGATGACTGTCGCCGTCTTGTCCGTAGCGAAATTGTTGAAATGAGAAAAGCAAAAGCAATTCTTGCAATGCTTGAGGCTGAAGCACAGAACTAACTTAAAGAATAGGGGACAATATGATAGGTAAGAATGACACAGTAGCCCTCGGTTGGTGCGACAATGGCACCACCGATGGCAAGTTTACCGAAGGACTAACCACAGCGTTAGTTGCTGGACCAGGTAATGGTATGCCAATACATACCACTATCAGAGTCCAAGGTAATCAAATCGGCAGACAACGCCAGAATCTATTTGACCATTGGGCAGATAAGATTAAGACTGACTGGCTACTCTGGGTTGACTCAGACATAGTGCTGAACTTAGAGTCTATGAAGAAACTCTGGCAGACAGCAGATAAGATTAACAAGCCAGTAGTAAGCGGTGTCTACTTCATCTCTAAGGAGAATGAGGGCACGCTAATGCGCCCATTCCCTTGTCTGTTTAATGATGTCTCTGAGTATCAGATTCAATACCTACACCCACTACCTGACAACCAAGTAGTCAAGGTAGACAATGCTGGCTTTGGTTTTGTCTTAATGCATAAGTCTATTGTGCCCAAGATGCGTGAGGCTAACCCTGGCAAGGGTATGTTTATGGAGACTGGTGATGGTGTAGATGACCATTTCATTGGTGAAGATATTATCTTCTTCCGCCGTATGAAGAAGGCAGGCATACCACTACACGCCCACACTGGGGCGCTAGTCAAGCATATGAAACGCTTTAGCGTTGACTTTGATTACTACGCATTGTACTGGACTAACGAACAATTAAAAGAAAAGTTAAGAGAACAACAAGGCTAGGAGAGTAAGTGGCTGGTCGTGATATTACCGAAGGTCGTGCAAGTCGCGCAGTAGCGGTAGATGTAGGCGTACTTACAGATACTTCTGTTTGGGTTAATACTGATGTCGCCTACGATGTAGCACTTGGCGGACAGCCATTCATCTATGCAATCAGCGATGGACGTCCTTATATAAGACAGACCGCTCCTTTCCGTAAAGAACAATTTGATAATCAAACTGAACCTGGTGAGCAAAGCCTTACAGGTTGGTGGATTAGAAGCCAGTCCTCGTTCCATAACGGAGCGGGGATTACTTTTTTCGACCCTGCTTTAGTAGCCAATGAGGGTGCATATCGCTTTGCCGATAGCCGTAACGTAGATGTCTGGACTCAGGGCGAGGTAACTCTTCTTAACGCCGTAAGTCAGGAACATAATGTGACTGGCGCCCTACAGACTAATGGCAAGACTAATCAGAAACTACGCTCAATCAGGTGGAATAACACTGAGGGTGTATTATTAAAAGATGAATATGATGTGGATAAAATCGATACTGCTGGCAATGTTACGCACTTTATCGACTACATTTCTGGTACTGATTATCCTGTCTTTGATATATGTGATGATGGTACTACTGCCTATTGGGTTACTCGAATACTTGACTCGGGTGTAGATAAGACTGCTGTATATAAGAAGGCTTTAACTGGCACATCTGCCACAACTGCTACCGCTATGTTTAATAGCAGCAGCATCGTGGTAAACACAGCAGTTATGGAATACGTCAAAGAGCGTATCGTTATGTGTGTCAATGAAAAGGTTTACGAGTTTGCACCTAATGCCACAGCGCTACCGTCTGCTGTGTATACACACCCGTCCTCAGCCCACGTTTATACCAGCATTGCAGCATCTGGTTCGGCTATCTATGTTTCTGGATACAACAACATCCAGTCAACAATATTAAAGTTTACCCTTTCTTCGGTTGGAGTAATGCCAACCTTGACTCAGGCAGTAATTGCTGCGGAGTTCCCAGTGGGCGAGATAGTCCATAAGATTCACTACTACCTTGGCTATATGGTCATTGGAACCAACAAGGGTCTAAGAGTTGCAACTGTATCTGATGTTGACGGCTCAATCAACTATGGTCCTCTAATCGTAGAGACTGACCAGCCAGTGTATGACTTCTGTTCACGCGACCACTATGTATGGGCAACTACTGGAGTCGATGGCTACCCTGGTCTAATTCGTATTGACTTAAGTCAGCAAATTGAACCATTGGTATTTGCTTATGCGAATGATGTTTACTATGGAGATTCATTAGGTCACGAGACTACCTCTTGTGCCTTTGCTAATGGAACTGACCAGGTTGTATTTACATCTCGGGCTAATACCGTAGGTGGAACTATTACTAATAAAGAACTCACAAGCAACGTAGCCACATTGACTACAGCATCTGCTCACGGTCTTGAGGTAGATGACGAAGTATGGGTTCAGGGTGTTGACTCAACATTCAACTCAAGTACTGGTCCTTATACGATTACTGCTGCCACAACTACCACATTCTCGTACACAAAGGCAGCAACCAACGTAGCCTCTACTGCAGTAACATCGGCAACAGCGCTAGCAAATGTACCTGGTTATACCTACATTGAAAGTGCAACGGAGAAGGCTGCTAGTGGTTACCTAACCACAGGATATATCCGATACAACACACTAGAACCTAAGAACTTTAAGCGCCTCGTAGGGCGCGGTGATTTCACCTATGGCTCTATGACTCTAGAGACTGTTGATGCCGACGGCACTGAGTACGACATTATTTCTTACGATGCAACTGTTCCTCCTGTTGAGGTAACAACTACTCAGCCATTCGATGCTCAAGAGTATCTGGCATATAAGTTCCTTATGTTCAGAGATGGTACAGATAATACAAAGGGTCCTGTATTCAAGGGCTATCAAATCAAAGCGACTATCGCTACTCCTCGCCAGAGAGTAATCAGGTTTCCTGTCTACTGCTTCGACGTAGAGACCGACAGATATAACGTCCTCGTAGGGTATGAAGGCAGGGCTTTCGACAGATTGTCAACACTAGAGACAATCGAAGAAAATGGTGACGTAGTAACTTGGCAAGACTTAACCACAGGTGAGTCACGTCAGTGCGTCATCGAACAAATCTCATTCACCCGACTAACGCCACCAGACAGAGGGTTCTCTGGCTATGGTGGTGTAATTGATATAACCATAAGGACCGTATAACTATGACACCTGCTAATTGGGCAGCACTTGCCGTATCCATAATGACGATTGTAGTTGGCTTCGCATCATTAGTGCGATGGCTAGTCAAGCATTATCTATATGAACTCAAGCCCAACGGCGGGTCATCGATGAAAGATAAGGTTAACGCCTTAGAACACAAAGTAGATTTACTAACCGACTTAATCAAGGAAGCATTGAGGAAATGAATGAAACCTGTAGTGAAGGTCGCGAGTCCTGCTGCTATTGCTGTTCTACGTCAGGCGACAGCATTGTTTCCCAAGCGGAAGAAACTGTCAGACGGATTATTGCCATCAGCAGCACATCTGAAACTGAGTCCCAACAGCGACCACAACACGGGTCTTGCTGTTGATTTGACCCACGACCCAAAGAATGGGGTTGACTGTGCGAAACTATTTGAAGAATTTAAGGAAGACCCTAGAGTTAAATATCTTATCTTTAACAAAAAGATTTGGTCTAAGGATAAGAGTCGCGCTGGCAATCGTCCTTATAGTGGGTCTAATCCTCATACTAAGCATCTACATATTTCTATTGAACCTGATATGGCTAGTGATACTAGCCCTTGGTTCTGGTGGATGAATCAACCTAGTCTTACAAACCAAGTGGTTGCTAAGTTGCAACCTAAGCCGAAGAAGAAGGTGGCAAAAGGTGTCAATCCTCCACCTGCTAAAGAGGCAGTGGTATGCACCTGTTGCAAACTACATACCTGGTCTGTGAGTATCGAAAGAAAGGCAATCTAATGGAACAACTAAAGCAAGTATCGCTGACCTGGTTCCGTGCTGCAGCCTCCGCTGCCATAGCACTCTACCTAGCGGGCGAGACCGACCTTAAGACTATCGGTATGGCAGCCCTCGCAGGGTTCCTCGGACCAGTACTTAAGTGGCTTGACCCATCTGCAAAGGAGTTTGGCAGAGGCGCAGAGTAGCCCTGTAAACGGGCTTAAACGCCCTTTAGAGACACAAAGACCCCCGACCTAAGGTATCTACCTTGGGAAGGGGGTTCTTTTTGTTTTTATCGGCGTGTCGGATTGGACAAAAACCTTGACAGTCAGTGTATAATTAGATATATAATATATAATAATATATAGGGGCGAAGCCCCTTATAGATATATAATATAATATATTATATATACAACTTAATATTCCTAGCCTGAGCGTTGAGTACTCTCCTGTCCTCCGTTTCAGGCTAGGATACCTTTACGACAGGAGATAAAATGATTCAATTACAGGGGTATGAACTACCTCCACACATTTCGTACTCAGCCTTTACTACCTACCTGACCTGTGGTTATCAGTATTACCTAGGTCGACTACTTCAGATGCCTGAGGAACCTAGCATCTGGTCTGCTGGTGGCAGGGCATTTCACGCAGCGACAGAACAGTGGGACTTAGCAAATGACTAACGAATTATGGGCTAAAGCCTGGGCACAAGAGACAAAAGATTTAGACCTGAGTACAGCCCGCGTTGCGGGCAGAGCAACAAAGGCTAACCCGAATAAAGAAGATGCTAACTGGTGGAACGAACAAGGACCACTATGGGTGGAGCAATACATCCAATGGCGCAAGGGTAATCCTAACTGGAAGATTTGGAAGACACCTCAGGGTGCCAAGGCAATCGAACTAGAACTCAATCCCAAAATCGCAGACGTGCCTGTGAAGATGGTGATTGACCGTGTCTTTGAGGTTGATGGCGAACTCGTCATTGTTGACCTTAAGACATCATCGCGCAGACCTACATCTGACCTACAACTTGGCTTCTACAAAGTCGGGCTTGAGCAGATGCTTGGTGTCAAAGTCAATCTAGGAAACTACTGGATGTCCCGCGATGCGGGGACAGGAGAGATGATTGACCTATCGAGATATACCTTGGATATGCTTGAATATCTTGTGTCGGGCTTTGATAAGGCACGGCAGGCTGGTATATTTCTCCCCAACCTATCCAGTTGCAGTTACTGTGGACTCACAGAACACTGCACATTTACGAAAGAGAAGCAATGAATAACGACGAATGGAAACTGCAAGTTTCCTACAAAACTCCTAGCGGAGATATGATAAACATTCGGGCTAATACTGCTGACGAACTCAGCGTATTGCTTGAAGGCATTGGCGATTACTCGACACAGATTGTGGCAGTCCAGAAACTATTGACTGGAGCGTACAACGTAGCCCCTTTATCCACGCCGAGTTCCACGCCAAGCATAAAGCCACCAGTATCATCGGTTCCAGACCAGGCAAAAGCAGCATCCCCTACCTGTATTCACGGACCGCGAGTATTCCGAAGTGGCATAAGTAAAAAGACAGGACAACCATACGCGTTCTGGTCTTGCCCTCAACCACAGGGTGCGGACCAGTGCAAACCAGTTAACTAACTACTTACTGGGGACATCACGGAACCACCTGCCGACGGGGAAGCGGTGGGTGGTTTCAACTTAAGACAGGAGTAAAATGAAAACATTAGCAAGAAGCATCGGCAGAGCCGACATCGGTGGTGAACCATTGCCACATATCTTCAAATCCTTTGAAGGCAACAAGATTATATTTCGTAGGGCAGAAGTATCTATGCTTGCGGGAACTCCAGGTGTAGGTAAGTCAACGTTAGCCCTAGCATTGGCACTTAAGATGAGAGTGCCTACGCTTTACATCTCAGCAGATACCAACGCACACACTATGGCTATGCGCCTAGCGTCAATGATTAGCGGTAAGAATCAGACTGATGTTGAGCATCTGCTACAGAATGATTTAGGTTGGACTAAAGCAACACTTGCCCGAGGCAGTCACATCGTCTGGTCATTTGAGTCTAGTCCTAGCCTTCAAGATATTGACGAGGAAGTGCAAGCCTTCGAAGAACTATGGGGTTGCCCTCCTGTTGCTATCTTTGTTGATAACCTTATGGACATAGCAACTGATGGGGGCGAAGAGTTCGCCTCGATGAGGGCGATTATGAAGGAGTTGAAGTTCCTTGCTAGAGCGACTAATACTGCGATTATCGTATTACATCATACATCGGAGGCTGTGGAAGGCAAACCTTGCCAGCCGAGGTCGGCACTCCAAGGAAAGGTGGCTCAACTCCCAGCGCTTATCTGCACTCTCGGAGTTGTCGGAACTGCTATGGCAGTTGCACCAGTCAAAAATAGGTATGGTCGAGCGGATGCTAACGCGAATCTTACGGCGTGGCTAGCGTTCAACCCTGAGTTTATGTACATAGAAGACATCCCCGAGTCAGCATAGGAAGAACAATGGACGACGATTACTTAGAGATACACGCAAAAGAAATAGCGTATGCAGAAGTAAAGAACCAAGTTGCAAAGTTCATAAAGAAGATTGATGAGGCTAAGGTTCCTATCAAGGATGAGTACACACAAGGTGTGCACGATGGTCTTGATTGGGCAATCAGAATCTTGATGAAAGATAAGAGCGCTTCATAATGGCTAACCCCAACGGGCGCAAGGGCGCACAGTTTGAGACCGATGTTATGAAATGGCTGAGGTCTAAAGGTGTGACAGCCGAGCGCTTAACCAAAGCGGGAGCCAAAGATGAAGGCGACCTCGTGACCATAATCGCAGGTCAGACCTACATTTTAGAACTTAAGAATAGAAAGAAATTAGACCTTCCTGAGTTTTGGGAAGAGGCACAGGTGGAGGCGGACAACTATGCTAAGGCGCGTGGTATGTCCTATACTCCGCCATCATTCGTAATAGTCAAGCGTAGAAATCACGGAGTTGATAGAGCGTGGGTTATTCAGGACTTAAGACAATGGCTCGAAGAGAGGCAGTAGGTGGAGACTTACCAAGTATCGGAGACATTCTCCGTCACTACGGTGCGAACATACGAAGCACTCACGGGCAGGTTAATCTCCGATGTCCGTTCCATTCGGACACTCATCAGAGTGGAACAGCCAACCTCGACAAGAACATCTTTATCTGTTTCGCCTGCGGAGTTCAGGGAAACAGTTTACAAATCATAGCCAGACAGGAGAACGTAAAGATAAATGAAGCAAAGCGCATTGCAGAAAGAATTACTGGGGAAAGCAACGGAGAAGTACGCGGGAAGTATTCATCTGGCGGAAGATTACCTCAAGCAAAGAGGAATTCCTCTGGAGGTAGCACGTCTGGCGCGATTAGGCGTAGTCGAGGTACCTGAGATTGGGCACGAACAGTATCAAGGAAGGTTGAGTATCCCTTATGTTACCAAGACGGGCGTGGTTGATATTAGATTTCGTTCTCTCAATCCCGCAGTTGAGCCGAAGTATATGGGGCTCACTGGGGCTGAGACTAAAATGTATAATGTCCTTGACGTTGAGCGTGCTGGTGATTTTATTGGTGTTTGTGAAGGTGAACTGGATACTCTTACTGTCTCTGCTTGTGTTGGGATTCCTTGCGTTGGCGTACCTGGAGCGAACTCGTGGAAGAAACATTATACGAGACTCCTCGCAGATTTCGAAAGAGTCTATGTATTTGCAGACGGAGACCAACCAGGACGAGAGTTCGCTGCTAGCCTCGCTAGAGAACTACCGTGTACTATCGTCCAATTCCCCGACGGAGAAGATGTTAACTCGTATTATATTGGAAACGGGTCAGAAGCAATCCTCGAAAAAGCAGGATTCAGATAATGGATAGCCCACTAGATAATTACTGTGATGGTTGCGGTGAATCCTTTGACAATGCGTTTGAATATGTCGACCATTTTATTGAGGATGATGACGAGGAGTTCGACCCATACATTGCGTTGCCCAATGGGGTGAAGTTAATGATTGGTTCGCTACTTAGATTTATGTACGAAAGAGCAGACAAGCCAGAGGAAATCAGACAAATATCACAATCCACATATGTTACACTATTCGCTGCTGAGACAGAATTCCCTGGTCTCGAAGAGATGATTGAGGACGTAGTAGTGGAGAACGAAATGTTAAGGTTCGATGATTCCTTAAGACATCTATTAGAAGAGGGACCTGATGACAACGAGAGTAGAGCGTGAAGAGATATGGCAGATTACAACCCATCTAGAAAATTTGGGCTACAAGATTACGTCACTGAAGTCTCAGGACGGGATGCTTACGGTCACCCTATCAATCCCTCTTCTTTCCTCAAGAACGTAGAGGATACCTTCAATGAACTCCAAGAGTTACTCGTCAAAAAAAATCTTGATTACGGTCCGAAGAATATTTCAGAATCACCAGGTGGACCTATCAATGGATTGCGAGTACGTATGCACGACAAATTGGCAAGGATTAACAACCTCGTCGACAAAGGTGTGTCCAACCCACAATACGAATCACTCGAAGACTCCTTCAAAGATATGGCGAACTACGCAATCATAGGTCTTTTAGTCTTAAGAGATAAGTGGGACAGATGATAATTGAACTTAGCAAGGATGAGGTAAGAGTCTGTGCCAACCTCGCAGTTGAGCGCTGGCTGACTAAGTTTGGTTCAGTTGATAGACCGAACTATGCTGACGGCAAAAAGGCTGGCAGACTAGAGCCTGAGATTAACGCAAACATCAGAGCCAATGTAGCAGAGTGGGCAGTTGCCAGAGCATACAACCTTCAGTGGTCTGTGCCCTGGTATCCGAATGAGTTCCACTTAAGACGTAAAGATATTCCTGATGTAGGTAATAACCTGGAGGTCAGGACTGTGCGCACACTAGATTCCATTCCATTCTGGAAGAAGGATGCTGGCAAGACTATCGTTGGAGTAAAGGTTCTTGATGAAGAATACTACTCAGAGGTAGAAATCTATGGTTCATTTGTAGCAGATTACTATATGAACGATACATACTATCGGGCGGACATTAGCGGATGGCGTGTCCCAATACAAGAGATAAGAGAACAATTCAATGAACGAACAACAACTCTTTGATTGGCTAAAGACCAATCATTTCCCCGACCTTAATAAGTCAGAGTCTGAGTTCGACGGCTTCGATTGCCAGTCAGACGAGAAGAAACTATTCATAGAACTTAAGTCACGAAAGACTCACTATGATGAGTTGATAATCGAGAAGTATAAATATGATTTTCTTGTGACCGAAGCGGGTAAGTTATCTTATGCGCCTTGCTACATAAACTACACCCCACAAGGGGTATATTTTTTTGACCTTGAGAAATTACTTAAGACTGAATATGATTTCAAGTGGCAGGACAAGTGGCTACCAATCACTACTGAGTTTGCTAATAACAATAATAGGATTAAGAAGGTTGGAATGTTGCACACTGATTGGGCGGTGAAGTTAGTATGATGAGCGCGAACTGGGATGACATTCAGAAGTGGGATTACGTTGTTGATAGCGTAGCCTTAGAATACTCCCGCAAGTTTGATATGGTAGAGATTTCAGACTTAAGACAAGTGCTGTGGATGTGGTTCTCTGAGCACCCTAACAAACTAAAAGAGTGGGAAGCAAAGGGTGAGAAGGATGCGAAGAATCTAATCTATCGTAGCCTTAGAAACCAGGCTCTTGATTACTGTCAGAAGTGGAAGGCTAAGACTATTGGCTATGATGTATCTGACCTGTATTACTACGCACCTGAAATGGTCGAAGCCCTGTTGCCCTCTGTCTTAAGAAGTGAATACAACACAGCACATAAGTTAAACCTGGGTAGGGTTGGTCGCCCATCGGCTCCTGCTGAAGGTGGCAACCTCGTTGCTATGATGATTGAGGTTGACTATGCCTACTGGAAACTAGGCAAGGAAGATAGGAAGATTCTCTTTATGCGTCACGCAGAGTCTATGGACTTCAAAGAGATGGCTAACTTCTTAAGTCTTGGAACCGAAGACGCTGCTCGTATGAGACACAAGCGCAGTATCAATCGGTTGATTAGAAAACTCGGTGGCTTCAAGCCATTCCCCGATTATGATTCAGAAGAATCTAAAGAGGAAGAGCAAGAAGACTAGCGGTTATCTGTCTTGTAGAAACCTGAGCCTTTGAATTGGATGCTTGGTGCTGACCATTCGCGCTTCATATTCCTGCCACATTGGACGCACTCTGGACCACACTCGTAGTGCTCCGTCGTTTCTACATAAGACTTACATTCATCACATCTGTATTCGTATCTTGGCATTGTCCTAGTCTATCTCGGTAGGAGCGGTGGCGATAGCCCCGCATTGTTTGCATTCTTGTCTTAAGTCATACCATCCTACGGCACGAGACTCCTCGTCCCACATTACGGTTATGTTCCACATCTTTGAGCCACATACGCAGACCATAGTTGGCTCACCAGTTAAGTCAATCATCAGTAGTAGTTATGCCTTAAGTGGAAGTTCATTGCTTTGCAGGGCGTTTCGTATCTGTGCTTGATGTATTTGTAGGTGTGGAGTATTTGGGTAAGCGGGTCTGTGCTAGTTTCCTTAAGACGCTGACCAATCCCAAACGCTGATGAACCTTGCCTGTTCTTCGCCAGGTGGTCATACCTGCTCTCCTTCATAATGATGTAGTCTATACATCTCCACTCCATCTTACGCCATCCATAACCTGCCCAGGCTACACGTTTAGCGAGGGCTTTGTTTGCTTTCTTCTCTTCCCACGTTGCGTGTCTTGATTCTATTGCTGGCTTTTCTTTCGGTCTTAAGACTGGGGAAAGGGTGTGTGGCATTGACACCAGGAGAAGAGCACCAACCCCCACACCCACAATCGTCTTTCGTTTCATCATCTAACACCTTTGTTCAGTATCTTTCTGACGCTCCGAATTAGAATCCATTCGTTCCTATACGAGTGAAGTTTCTTTACGCCTGTTAGTTTGATTCTCTCTAGGGTAAATAGCCCACCCCAAATTATACCAGGCACCAGATTCTCCCGCTCCATTCCTTGCTCTAAGCATTGAGCCCTAACGGGGCAATCGTTGCAATACTCCAGCGCTTCTACTAGTCTTAAGACTTGAAGACGTCGCTCATCGGGGTCGTGATAACCTTTGTAAGACCAGAGGTCAGGGTCAGGGTGCGCTTGGCATAGTGCTTGCTCGTGCCAATCAGGCACTTTTTTAACTCCCTGTATCACGGCACCACCCTTAGGTTGCTCCGTAATTCAATGACCGACACGGCTTTGCCGTAGTCAATGTCCTCTGCGTGAAGGACGGAATACTCTTGGTTTTCATAGAGCCACTCGTCCTGTTCTTCTGTCTTAAGACTATTCCAATTCTCAGGAAGTTCGCCCTTTGTTGTGACATCTATAATGCGAACTCCCTTTAATTCGTAAGTGACTCTATGAGTTGTCACTCTCTAACTCCTTTTCTGCTAGGTCGTGAAGGTAGGAATCAACTGCTAACTCTGCCTTTTCTTCTTGCTTCTCGAAATAAATCTCTGCATCAGTTATGCAATCTGTGATGTAGTCCTCCATTTGGTAGCGGTTATTCTCGCTGTCGTAGATTTCTACTGCCTTTTCCCATACCTCATACGAGGTCTCTTTGAAGTTTGCGTCCCACCACGCCACCATAATTTCATCATAAGGCGAGTAGTTCTCTGTGAGTTTCTTGATTACATCAATGACTTTCATTGTTGTGCTCCTGTCTGTAGTTGTTGGATTTGTTCTGCTTTTTCTAGCATTAAGTTATGATACCTGTCGAAGTCTTCATTAGTCAAGGAATCATTACGCAATTCTCTTGCGTTCTTGTATTCTTTCTGAAGTTCTTTTAATCTCTGCCCCCGATTTATCATTATCCTTTTCCTGTCTTAAGACGTTTGATTAAATCGTTGATAACTATTGAGCCCCACCAGAAGAGCACGGCGGTAGCGAATAAGATGAAGACATACGCGATTAGTTGTAGCAAGGCAGGGAGCCAAGCCAGTTGTATCTCAGTTAAAAAGTCCATTTGATTTCTCCTTTATCTCTATCTGTCCGTGTTCTATAATTTCAATTAGTAGTTCAGTTATGCGGGTAAGTTGCCTTATGTGTTCGAACATTAGTCGTCCTCTCTAATCTCGCCCGCTAGTTTCATAATACTTTCAAGATGCTCGAGCGCTTGCGTTTTTCTTTTGTAGTTTGTACCGAGTAATTGGTTCGCAACTTTTAAGGTGTTTACATTTCTTGAGATTTTCGCTTTTGTCTTAAGTTCTAATTTCATAGATGAGTGTAAGTAGTGAAGGCGTAGAAGGTCGATAGATTTCTCGCCTCCGCAACCCGTAAAGTTGCCCTCTGTGTCGTACCTAAATCCCTCGCGTCCTTCTGTTAGTGCGTCGAGTGTCTTGCTTGGTATCATTTCCGTTCTCCTGTCTGTTGGTTGGTCTTGCTTTAGTTGTAAACTACTCTTGACTTGCTACGTTGTCCAGGCTTTCGCCTGTGATGTCTGACACTTTCTTTGTGATGACATTCATTGAGCGGAACTAAACAATCTCCGCACATTGGGTTATGTCTTAAGGCTTGGGAATCATCCTCGCATTGGTAGGCGTGTTTAATTATGAGGTCACCGTAGCGTTGCCCACATACTCCACATTTAGGCATTGACTCGTTCTCCTTTCTTAATTTCTTTTAGTATCCAGGTAAGAGAATCTTCCCACCCTCTAAGGAATGCTAGGTCTGAGTTGCCGTCTGCTTCTGCTCGGCTCATCTCGCCCCGCACTTTCTTTAGTTCTCTCTCTAGTTTCTCTTTCATTCCACCGCCTCGCATTCTTGCTTGCATTCATTACAAGAAAAGCGGTCTAACTCTCCAGGGTTGCTAATAAGTGTCACTTCATTATCGCAACAATCACTGCCTAATGGTCTACTCATTGTCTTTCCCTTTCTCGCAAGTGTGGAAAATAATCGCCTCTTTAGAGGTCAATTCTGCGCCACACTGTAGGCATTTTTTATTCATTGTCTTTCTCTTTCTCCTGTCTTAAGTCGTTAGGTTTATCGGGTTTCTTCGTAGGTCTTGATTGCTTCGCGGGCTATGATGTCGAAAGGTAGCGAACCCCAACCCTGCAGAAATTGCTTGATGTAAAGCGACGCGGTCTCGCTGATTTTCTCGGCTACGAGTTCGCCTACTTGCTCGGCTAGGCGTTCCCAATCTTCCCGCAATTTATCGGAAAGGCTCGCAACACTTGCGCCCTCTGCGTCCTCCATTAGTTGCCGATAGGCGTCGCTGTCGTTCATTGTGACGAGTTGCCACTCACTAGCGAACCAATCCGAGACCACTAGGCGAGTGACCTCGGGGCTTAGTGTGTCCGCTTGAACCTGTGCCATTGTTTCCATTTTGTCTTTCTCCTGTCGTGCTGTGGGCGGATACTTTCCGCCTCGTGCCCCGCTATTGTCTCGAACAATGCGCCCTCTGTAAAGGGTGCGGGGCTGTGAGTTCCCTCACTTTTTGAGCAGTGCCTCTTCTCTCTTCTGTTGTGCTTTGAGGTATTTATCTTTGAGGTTCTCGGCTAGTGCGTCCAACTTTGCGCGGTCTACGCGGTGGATTCTTCTAGCCTTCTCGCTTTGTGCTAGGTAATCGGGGTCATTCCATACCACCGAGTAAATCTTATCCGTCTCGGCGTTTGCTGTGGCGTGGATTTCTTTTTGCTTCTGTCTTAAGGCGTTAATCTGCTCTTCAATCTCGTCGGTTGCTTCTCTCGCCTTGTTCTGTATCTCTTCAATCTGTGGCAGTAGTTCCCTAATTTTGGCGTCTTTGATTGCTTCCGCCTTGTTGTTCTCGGCGTAGTATTCCTTCGAGAGGCTCGTGCGCTCCAGTCTGCTATAAGCCTCCCAGAATGCTCGGGCACGTGGCTTGCTTAGGTTTTCTTGAGCCCAAGCCCAGGGGTGGATTTTCTCGGTTGTCACTTGCTTTTCTCCTGTCTTAAGTCTGAAAAGTTCTGAGGCTCATCAGGCAGGGCGCTTACCCTGCGACCGTCGCCCCCTTGCGGGGGCTAGGTTTCGCCTTATGCTCTGAAATACTCTCCGCAATTGTCGCACTTTGGGGCGCACTTTTCAAGCACCGTAGCCGATAGGCGGATGACGCCACCGCACCCGCACCGCGCCGATTGCAGGTTCTTATTTCTGCCCTTTTTCTTGGCTTTCTCGTCGGCGCTAGCCGTTAGGCGTAGAGCGTTTTCGATAATGTCGTGAGCCTCTTGCCACCTTGTCACGCAAGAATCGGGCACCTTGGTGTCTGTCCATCCCTTGCCCTTCACTTGCCCGATTTCTAGCCCGAGACTCTCGGCGGTAGCCTTAAAGTTCTTATTGTGATACCCGTCGCCCGAGGTGCCTTGGATTCCATTTTGAAGGTCTAGGGAGTGCGCTACCTCGTGGAGAAGAGTTCCGAGGGTGGCACGGGCGCCCCTTGCGAATGAGGGAGCGGATAGGAAAATCTCGTGAAAGTTCTCCTCGCCTGCCTGCCAGGGCTTATAGTTGGTGAAATGCCCGTGAACCTTGGAAGAGCGCCCGACGCTAATCGTGGCGCGAGGTGCTCCCGTCTTCTCTCGGATAATCGCGTGAGCGTCCTCGAGTGCCTTAGTAATCACCGAGAGATTCTCGGTCTTTTCGATTGTTGCGGTGTTCATCTTTCCTTCTCCTGTCGTTAGCCTGTCTCATCAGAGGCGGGGGGCTAATCCCTACCTGACCCCCTCGCGGGGGTTTCGACTATTTACTACAGCAAAAAAAATTTCCTTCTTGAAACTCTTTTATCTCTTCCGCCTTATCTGTCCTATAACCGCAAACCAAACACCCGACGATTTTAGGGGCTTTTTTCTCTGTCATTTTCTTTCTCCTGTCTTTCTGAGCGGATACCTTCCGCCACTCCCTCAGGGTCTCATTTTCCGCCTTAAGTTTCAACTTTTAACCCCCTTAAATTTTGTTGCGTCGGTCACATTTTCCCTCGAACATCTGTTCTATAGATTCCCCCCTCATCTATTGGATTATTAGTTGAACTTTCAACCATTCCCGATTCATTCTAGATTCATAGCCCGCGCCTAGGGTGTCGGGGGAGGGAGTCACCTTCCCATAATTCCCTTACACTCCGAGAAATTGCTACGCATTCATTCTTAATCTGCTCAAAAGTCTATTTATTTATTTGTCGACAATTCTCTTATGCCTTAAGAAGAAAGAAGGGTCTGCCGTAGGAAGTGAGTCTGCCTAGATGGAGGAACCGCCTAAGGCGGTTTGACCCCACACTCGTTAAACTCTGACGTTTATATAATATATACTCACCCTAAATATTTCTGTTATATCCCCCTAATATCTATACAATTCGGACATATAGGAGCCCAAAGGGCGACTTTCTAAAATATTTCTAGAAAAACCGTTCGGTTTTCCGATTTGAACAGGTTATCTTATATGTATAGATATTTATATATCTATACGGAGCGTCGCTCCGCCTCTTGCGGGCTACGCGACGTAATATAATATATATAAATAATTATATATAACTCAGGTGCCCATATTCTGACCGTTTACAAAGGGGCGTTTATAGTAGTTTTTAACGGGGGTATCTGATGGGACGAAAAGCAGGAAAAGTCGACATACCAAAGCACGAAGCCCAGGAGCGGGTGCTTCAGCAACTGAGCCAAGGGTCGACGATTAAGGCGGCGATGGAGTCGGTTAACCGCAATGAGGTGACCTTCCGCCAGTGGGTAATGGCTAACCCTGACTTTAAGGAGAGAGCCGATAAGGCTCGCCTAGAGGGCAAAGGGGTCAAGGCTGACCTAAAGAACCTAAAAGAGATTTCCTTTGAAGAATTCTCTGAACAGTTCTTAGATACGAAGATTTTTCCTCACCAGAAGACCTGGATAGATTTACTTGAGGGACGGGAACCCAGTTGGGTCCACCCGTCTATGATTTTTGAACAAGGGGCTCATAACCGAGTTCTGATTAACGTACCCCCTGAACACGCCAAGAGCACGGTACTGACGATTAACTACGTCACCTACCGAATTGCCACAAACCCTAACATCAGAATCATCCTGGTCTCCAAGACCCAGGGTATGGCACGTAAGTTCCTTTCAGCGATTAAGACCAGATTAAGCCACCCGTCCTGGATTAAACTCCAGATGGCTTTTGGTCCTAACGGCGGATATAAGGCGGACTCGCCTACGTGGTCCGCCGATATGATTTATCTAGGTACAGGTCGAGACTCTGGAGAAAAAGACCCTACGGTTCAAGCCCTAGGCTTTGGTTCTCAGATTTACGGTGCTCGTGCTGACCTGATTATCCTAGACGATGTCGTGATGAACTCCAATGCCCACGAGTGGGAGAAGCAAATTGAGTGGCTTCAGAAAGAAGTTATCACGCGTTTGGGACGGCACGGGAAACTACTTATCGTAGGTACCCGTGTTGCTCCCGTCGATTTATACAAGCAGATACGGGACGGCTCTAACTGGACTGGTGGTAAATCGCCATTCACTTATATGGCTATGCCAGCGGTCCTCGAGTTTGATGAGAAGCCTGCAAACTGGAAAACGTTGTGGGCAAAGACAGACCGCCTTGAGGGCGAGAATGATGAACCAGATGCTGACGGACTTTATCCGAAATGGGATGGACCCGCGCTCTTTACTCGGCGTAGTGAAGTCGCTCCGAGCGTCTGGGCTATGGTCTACCAACAAGAAGACGTCATCGAAGACGCTATATTCGCGCCAGCAGCAGTTGCAGGATGTGTCAACGGTATGCGAAAGCGCGGACCGCTTAAACCTGGTACTCCAGGTCACCCAAAACAAATCGAGGGCTATACCGTTATAGGACTTGACCCAGCGATGACAGGAAATACCGCTGCGGTAGTTGCGACCTACAACAAGGTCGATTCGATGATTTATATTTTAGATTGCGTCAATATGACCGACCCGACGCCTATGAAGATTAGACACCTGATTGAAGATTGGGTAGAACGCTACAGACCACAGGAACTACGAATTGAAATCAATGCACACCAAAAAGCGTATGCGCTCGACGACGACCTGCGAAACTGGTTGTCGATGCACGGGTGCCAACTCAATTCTCACTTCACTGGTAAAAACAAGTGGGATACTGGCTTTGGTGTGGCTTCTATGTCAACTCTTTTTGGCACTCTTAGAGATGGAAGATTCCAGGATAACAATTTAATAGAACTACCAAGCAATGAAGGTAGCGAAGGTCTTAAGGCGCTAGTCCAGCAGTTGATTACCTGGAAGCCTGAGACTAGAAATGCTACCGACTGCGTGATGGCTCTTTGGTTTGCCGTGATTCGCTTACGCGAAATGATGCAGACTGGAACCCAGCAACAGCGTTGGGTACAGAACCGATGGGCAACTAGAGCACAGACTCAGCGCAGAATGTCAGTGAATTTAGATGAAGCCATTGCCGAACAATGGCAAGAGATATACGGATAGGAAACTATGGCACTAACAGTTGAGCAAGTTGCTGCGCGAGTTGAATCTCTGCGCTACCGCGCTGCAGAACGCGACGCTCGCAATCTTGACGTACTTGCTGTACGTAAGGGGCAGATTGCCACAGTCTATCCTGACTTCTTTCCAGATGGGGTAGACGCGAATGTCGTTGCAAATTTTGTGGATGTTGTTGCACGAGACCTCTCAGAGGTTATGGCGCCACTACCAGCGGTTAACTGTAACGCGGCGAATTCGGTTTCTGACCGTGCTCGCAAGTTTGCTGATACGCGTACTCGCATTGCCTCTAACTATTTTGCTCATTCAGATTTATCTGTACAAATGTATCAAGGGGCGGACTGGTATATCACATATGGATTCCTCCCGTTCATAATTGAACTGGATGAAGAAGCAAAACTGCCGCGTATCCGCCTAGAAAACCCAATAGGTGCTTACCCTGACTTTGACCGCTATGGTCGGTGCGTTGCTTTTGCGAAACGCTACTCAATGACACTAGGCGAATTGGTTTCACAATTTCCTGAGTTTGAGTATGAGTTGCTCGGCAAACTTCGCTATGAGCAAGACTTAAACACTCAGGTTGAGATGATTCGCTATTACGACAAAGACCAGTCGATGGTTTACTTGCCGACAAAGAGCAACCTAGTTCTTTCTAAGGCTAAGAATCCATTAGGCAAGATGATGATTGTCGTAGCCCGCAAGCCATCTGTTGATGGTGAAATGCGTGGTCAATTTGATGACATCATCGGTATCCAGTTGCTACGCAACCGCTTTGCGTTGCTTGCAATGGAAGCAGCAGAGAAGTCTGTTCAGGCTCCTATTGTTCTGCCTTCCGACGTACAAGAACTTATGCTTGGTGGAGATGCGGTTATCCGTACTAACTCACCAGCGGGCGTTCGTCGTGTAGAACTCACATTGCCACAAGGTGCATTTACCGAGCAGACATTGCTCAATCAAGAAATGCGTGTAGGCGCTCGTTATCCTGAAGGACGTACTGGAAACATCGATGCTTCTATTGTCACGGGACAAGGCGTACAGGCTCTTATGGGTGCATTCGATACCCAAGTCAAGAGCGCTCAAGCAATATTTGCTAGCGCATTGCGCGATGTAATTCAGGTTTGTTTTGAAGTAGATGAAAAGATTTTCCCTGAGCAAAAGACCATTCGTGGTGTTGATGCTGGTAGCCCATATGAAATAACATATAATCCTCGTAAGGATATTAAGGGTGACTACTCAGCAGACGTCCGCTACGGAATGCTCGCTGGACTAAATCCAGCACAAGGTCTTATCTTTATGCTCCAGGCTCTCGGTGGTGGTTTGATTTCTAAAGACTTGGCTATGCGCGAACTTCCCTTCACAGTCAACGTCACACAAGAACTTGAAAAGATTGAAGTTGAGAATATGCGTCAGGCTTTGCTTGGCTCACTTACTGCATATACGCAGGCAATCCCTGCGATGGCAACACAAGGTGGAGACGCATCCGAAGTTGTACGCAAGATTGCTTCAGTCATCAAGGCTCGCCAACAGGGACAGGCGCTCGAAGATGCGATTGAGGAAGTATTTGCTCCTCAAGAACAGGTTCCTTCCGCTGGAGTTGCCCCTGAAATGGTTGAGCAACCGTCCCCTGCTCCCTTAGGCGCTCCAGTGGAAGGCGCTCCTTCACCAGAAATGATGGGAGCACCAGCACCCGCAGCAGGAGCACCAGACATTCTAAGCCTATTATCTTCACTATCAGGTGGAGGAGAAGCAAGCGCAAGCGTAAGAACTATTCGACGACGATAATCTAGGAGGGGACGATGACGACGATTATTGGAATTGAGTACGACGATAAGAGCGTCCTCGTAGCCGATAGCCGAGTGATTGATGATTCAGGAAGAATCTATGCTCACAAGGTAATGAAGAAAATTGCATCACGTGGTGCGTTACTAATCGCAGGAGCAGGAGAAGTTGCACCTTGCGACATAGCCCAGAATATCTGGATGCCACCACAGTTTACTCAGAAAGACAAAAAAGACCCGTATCGCTATATGATTGTTAAGGCGATGCCATCACTTCGCAAATGCCTAGTTGAGAATGGCTACAACTTTGACGAAGACAAAAAAGATGGAATGAGATTCCAGTTCTTGATGGCGGTAGGCGGAGAACTATTTGATGTAGATGAAGATTTGTCAGTTATGAAAAGTGACGACAACATCTACGCAATAGGTTCAGGTGGAGCATTCGCGCTAGGCGCGTTATATGCAGGAGCCGAGCCTATGCAGGCGATGGAGATTGCATCTAAGGTTAGCGCTTACTCAGCGCCTCCATTCTATGCAGAAGAACAATCGAAATGAGCAAGTTCACAGAAGCCATAGATAATGCTATGCGAATTCTTGCTGAAGAACTAGATGATTCAGAGAGCCAAATCTGTACAGGATGGGTTCTTGTTAGCGAGTGGTCAGATTATGAGGGCACTCGATATTTAATGACAGACGTTAGCGATAATATGAATCCTTGGCTTGCCAAAGGAATGCTATTAAGCGCTGAAGAATATTCGTACACACCAGAGGAGAAGTGATGGTAAGCGGAGGATTTCGCCCTGAAGCAAGTCAGAACAATCCGTTCTCTGTTTCTGGTAGTGGTGGTAATGGACAGTCAGGAAAGTTTGTGGCAGAAAAGGTTGCTAAGGCAACACAACTTCGCCCCTCAGGTTTTGCTCAAGGAGAAAATAGGGCTATGGCACAACAGATTTCAGAAGGCGGCAACGTGGCTGGCACAGCAAGCGCAGCAAATCCAGCATCTGAGGTACCAGCGCCTTCTATGAACTTTGCTAACTTGATGTCGGCTATCGAGCCACTTGATGCAGAACCAACAGAATATCTTCCGATTACAGATGGCGTAGAAGGCGTAGGACCTGGACGAGGTGGAGAAGCGCTACCAAGAAGTCTTAACCCTGATATGCGTCAGATTGAGAATGTAGATTTAATCAAAAAGTATGGACCAGACCTGATGAACGCAGCGCGTATGCCAGGTGCACCTGATTCATACAAGCGAATGATTAACGCCTTATTCAGAGAGTTAATGTAACTGTGTGGTTAGAGAATACATTCTTTGACCATCTAGACAAATTCGGTAACTCCCTAGGTTACGATAACTTTGGGATTGCTTTTATGCTGTCTATGGTTCCTTGGGAAAGTCCAACTGATAGAGATAATTTTATCAGAGAAATTACAGGTCAAGACGTTAAAGGTGGAGAACCTTCTAACTTCAATCCAGAGATTTTGGAGTTCTAAATGGCATTTTGGGATAACTTCAAGAAGTCTCTTGGCGGTGACCGTGATGCAATGCAGAAGATTGTTGACACTCTTTCGCCTTGGAATATAGCCAAAAGAAACATTCAAGATAATACAAAGCGTGTACTTGGCGTAGCCAAAAAGGCTGCAGAAGTAGGGCAACCAGTAATTGAGCCAGTAGGCAAGGTTGCAGGATTTCTTGGTAAAGGCGCAATGGCGCCATTTCAAGCACTGGGCATTATGCCAGGTGCAGGTACTGGCGGTACAGCACTTCGTGCTGGTGCAAGAATTGGAACAACTCGCGTTGGTCAACAGATTGCACAACAAACTGGTACCGATATAAATGCAATTCTTAAAGACGGTATGGATGAATATGCAGCCCAAACTGCTGCAGAGGCTGCGATTCCTTTTGACCCACTATTGCAAGTGGCTGCTGTTGCTGAAGAAAAAGTATTTAGCCCACTTGTAAAGCGTCCTATCTCAACTGCTGCACTTCTTACTGACCCAGAAAGCCCACTATTCGAGGACGATGCTTACGGCAAAGGCTTTCAACTTAGTGATGTTCAGACAGCATATGACCGCTCTAAAGAAGTATCACTTGGTGTAGCCCTTACAAAGTCTTATCTAAATCCTTTCCACGTTACAGGAATATCAGATGCCATCCTTGAAGATGGTGGTATTGATATTGACCGAGTCAACCTGTGGGATGACCAAGACATTCAGGCTAACTTTGTAGATAATACAACTGGTCGCTGGATGACTGGATTTACCGATGCCCTAGTTGGTAACGTTGCAGTTGTTGGAGCAGTTAATCGCTCAGTATCAGCGCTACGTGCAGCAGCACGAGCAGCAGGCTTCAACAACAGAATCAATGTCTATGACGCTGATGCTATCAATAAACTTGAGAAATTAGCAGATGACCACATAAGCGGTCAGACTCAGACTGTATTCGGCTCAGATGTTGTAACTCTTGCCAATACAAAAGACATAGTTTTAATTAACAGAATCCTAAAGCCACATACAAATAACCCTCGTTTGGCTAGCCTTATCAAGGAAACAGAAGACCCAACGTTTGTTCGTGACTTGCTTCTTGCAGATAAGGGCTATGCACCTGCTATCAATCGCCTAATGGGCGCAAGAAAAGCAGACGATTTGTGGTATTCATCTAATGCTGCCGATGAGATTTTCGCTGACTTTGCTAAGACTGGTCAATATCGTTCATATAATGCCCAGGCTAAAGAGCGCTGGAGTCAAGCATTTGATGATGCTATCGCTAAAAACCCAGAGTCTCAACGCGTCTTTGATGCGTTTATGCGTGACCAATTCGACGCACAGACTGGCAGATTCATACCTGAGCCAAGAGTTCTAGGTACAACCTATAAGCCAGTAGAGCCAATCGTAGGACGCGAAGCCCTAATCAAGGGACGTGAGTTTAAGCAACGCTTTGGTGCTGCCACAGAGGTACGCGATTACAGCAATATCGGTGGCGTAGTGCAGACAATTATCGGTAGCGGTAAGCGCGGTGGCGCTGCAACTGCCTTGATTCACTTTACTGGTAGCAAATTACCTAGAGGAATTATTAGCAACTCAGGTCTTCGCCCTGGAGATATGGTCGAAGAACTAAATGCTTGGCTAGACGATATTCCATTATTTGCTCGAGGAACAAACCAAGTTCGCTTAAACGATGGTACAGTTATGAAGGCTTCTGATTATCGTCGTAACTTAATTGACAAAGCCTTAGTGCTTAAGACGGATGGACAGCGCGAATCATTCTTCCAGAATATGAACGAAGAAGTCGCTATCGATGTATTTGCAACAATGGGCATAGGTAGGGTACAGGCAAAGCAATTCATCGATAATATCAATGAGAGTATTTATAAGTATCACGGCGACCTAAAACGTGACTCATATGCAATGGACCCAAGTGGTGTTCGTGCAGTTATAAGCCCACAGACTCAGCGTCAGTTATCCAATGCAACTCCATTGGTGCCACTAGGTAAGATTGTCCGTGAGGCTTTAAGAATAAAAGGTTCATTTAATCCTGTAGATAATGTCTTTACTGACTTAGGCAAGGGATTGTTTGAGGCAGGAAATAAGTTATTTTCATTTACACAGTTAGTGCGTCCAACATATATTCCAAAGAACTCAATTTTTGAACCTTTGCTTTCGGCGGTTCAGTCGCAGGGTTCACAGTTTTTATTTGATAGTGCTGAAACGTTTGCAAAGAATGCAATGTTCAACAACCGTAATCGCTTTAATCAGTTGGTTAATAAGGCTAACATTAAGAGCAGCGCAAGACGCAAAGCCCTCAAAGAAGAATACGCACAGTATACCGAGCAGTATGATAGGGCTGTTGACCTAGTTGATAACTCTGTAGCCGAATGGGTAGAGTTCTTTATCAACCCTGCTGCTCGCTCACCAGTAACCAGGGCTGAGTTTGCTGACATTGTTAAGGATGACCTACGGGCAGCAGAGCGTCTTATCAATAATCTTGAAGGAAAGATGCGCGTTCGCGCTAGAGAGTTTGGTCTTCAGAGAGAAGAAGTTCCAACCCTATACGGTCTTGTCCGTCGTGTTCAGTATCTTAAGACACTAAAAGACCCAAAGATTGCAGGCGATATTCGCGCTGCTGAGTTGGCTATCACAAAGGCTTCAGGTGATATCAATACACTAGCACCTGATTTGAACACCTTAAATGCCACAATCAAGAAGGCTTACGACGATATTGACAAACTACTTGTTGATATGGGTCCAAGCCGTAAGAAGTTAGCAGATGAATTCTCGGTTGTAGATAACGCCAGAATCCGTCGTCGCGGACGTCAAGAGCCAGATGGCTATGTGATGAGCAATGGTGAGACTGTAAAGATTCCTCGCCTTGAAAACGAGAATAGTCTAGGTACTTCCTATAAGGCTGAAATCTCTAACCGTCACACAAGAGAAATGGAACTCCTTGGCGATAAGACATTCGCTAAAAGGACCCAGATTCTAGGTCGCAGAGATGCTAACCGCATAACCGATGTAACTGACCCATTATACTTTGACGAGTTAGCCTACGTAGCCAACAACTATATGCGAGGCGATGTACTGATTGACCAGATTCTTGCTGGTCGTACCAGGGATGAGATTATTCAGAACTGGGGTATGAAGCGCGGTGGGCGTTCATATGCCGAGGAGTTTGGTCGAGATTCATCTGAAATCATAGATATGATTGATGACCAGATTGCGTATGTCAATCGCTATCTACCTACTCTAGAAGCAAAGGCTGCGGTAGCAGCAGGTGAAGTTCGTGGTAATCAATTAGCACAACTTCTTGGTGATAAGTTAGATAGACTTACCCCTATCAACCCGCTTGATAACAAGTATTCAACACCCATTGAGCAGTCTAAAAACTTTTTAGAGGCTATTGACCGAGCCTCAAGCAAGGCTTGGACAGCAATCGGTGCACCTGAAAATGCAATTCGTTGGGCTTGGGGCAGCGTAGAACTACGCAATAGAACTATAGATAAACTTGAGATGCTTGCTGCTCAGGGATTTGAAGTTAATACTGGCACAATAAACTCGGTTCGTCAGGCTGCTGCTGTTGAAATGGTTAAAGAAGCAGAGAAAACTTTCTATTCGATTCGTCGCCAGAACCGAGCACTTTATCTAGCAAGAACAGTTCTATCGTTCCCTGCAGCATCTGCTAGCGGTATATATCGCTATACAAGATTCGCAGCCAAATCGCCACAGCGTATGTCTGGATTCCTTAATTCATACTATGGTATCTATAACTCCTTCGGAGTAGACAAGTATGGCAATCCAGTAGATGATGTATTTGATGCTGAGTATTTATTAGTTCCAGGTACAAAGGAACTAGGTCTTAATGCTGGCAAGGGCATTATGGTTGGAACTAGAGCAGTTAACTTTATTGCTAACTTTGCTGGACCAGCATATACCGTTCCAATCGCAGTGGGTCAGGTATTGGCTCTTAAGCCAGGTAATGACCAGGTGCTACAGAAGGCTATCGATGATACCTTTGGTAAACTTCCAGGTTATTCTTATAAAGAACTATTCCCATTTGGAATTGAGACTGATTTAGGTAAGGCTGCAACACAAGCCTTTACCCCAGCCTGGGCTAGAAACTTCTTGCTATATCTAAATGGAGATGATTCCAAGAAGGATTGGGTAGATACCTTTACCTCTGAGTGGAATTATCAGATGGCTTTGTATGAAATGGGTATTGGCGTAGCGCCAACTGAAGAACTGGTTGCAAAGCAATCAAGAAAGAAATTCCTTGAGAAGGCTTTATGGCAGTTTGCCTCACCCCTTGGTACAGCAGCAGTTGTTGATATGCGTAAAGATAGCATCTTTAGAACCTATTACAACGCAGCCGTTGAGAAGTATAAGGCTCTTGGCTTTAGCGACAGACAGGCAAAGGGTGCAGCAGAGTCTGACTTAAACACGAGAATGTCTATGCTTGGCAAAAAGGTTGAGTTCCCAATGGACCGACTTTACTTTGGTTCAAAGCGTAGACCTAAGGCTGCATATGTAACCCCAACAGCCGAGGCATATAACCGAGTTTGGGAAGAGTTCTCTGGTTTAGCAAACGAACTTGGCAAAGAAGATAAGAACCTTATTGGTCTTATTACCGCAGACCTTCGTGGTTCTGAGTCGGATGCAAACATAGCCAGACTATTAAATCGCCCAGGAACAACACTTCCTGATGGCACAACTCTTAACTTGCCACTTGTTACGGTAGAAGATGTTGAAAGGGACATTGAAGTATCTCGTGTATGGAAGGCTTATGGCGAATACAAGAGACAACTCAATGACTTGGCTAAGTCAAAGGGCTATGCAACCTACTCTTCAGTTCCTGAACTACGCGAAGCGCTTAAGGCTTACGCTCTTCAATTAGGTCAGTTCAGTGATTCCTGGCTCTTTGAATATAACAGAAGAGCATCCGAGGATGTCTCTTACAAGTATGCCTGGGGCTTGACCAAGATTGTCAAGGATGACAAGTTTATGGAGAAGCACGGCAATAGCCAGTTCTGGGTTCACGCAGAAGCAATTATGCGCTACCGCAGAGACTATGTAAATCTCTACAAAGAGGCTCCAACGGGCTACAAGTCAGTAGTGCAGAATGCTTGGAGAGATTACGTTAACTCAGTTCTAGATGTAGTCGACCCTAAGTTGGCTGACATCCTTGATAGATATTTTGAAAACGACAACCTAACAGAGGTGAACATTGACTAGGTATAGGAAGACTAATTTACCTCCTGCTCCTCAACTGCCTACTATTACAGGCAAAGGAAGCACGAAGACTATTAACTATATCTGGATGCCAGATAAGGATGGAAACCTAGTCAAGAAAGATTCTGCGATTGTCAAGCGTACATTCGCTAAGTTATCTGAAGCAGCACAGTCTGCTCTTGCTGAGTACATCATTGCGGTTCAGAACCGTCAACCTACCGATGCTAGCCGTAAGACAGTATTCAATGGCTTAGTAGATGCAGCAGTTGCTTCCTTCAAAGAAGGCAAGAAGCAAACCCCTTGGGATATTCTTAAGATTCAGTTGGACAATGCCCCTAAGATTACCGACAAGACTATTGCTTATTCGGTATACGACAAGGCTACTACCGATGCTACCCTTCGTAAGATAGCAAAAGACCTAGGATTTGCAGAGGGCGGATTCGGTCAGTTCGGTGAGCAAGACCTACAAGATTTCTTTAACAAGGTTCAAGAGGCATCTAAGGCTGGAGCCAAAGAGACTCAGGTAATTATTCGCCCTGATGGAACTCAAGAGACAATTACAGTTCCTGCAGCATTTGACCTAGGTTCATTTGCACAAAACTATCTTTGGTCAAAGGTTAATATCGGAGACCCTAAGACTCTACCTAGTAGCGTTATCAATCAGACTGGCGCATTGCGTTCATTGCTTCGCGCAAATGGTTTACAACTAAGTGACAAAGAACTCAATCAAATAAGTTATGACCTTACTCGTGGCAATAAAGATATGACTGCTTTGCAGTCTGAGTTTGCTGAGATGGCAGCCAAGTTATATCCACAATACGCAGACCGTCTTCGCAACACCCCTGGTTTAACTGTCCGAGAAGTAGCATCACCAATTCTTAATACGATTGCTAATGCTTGGGAAATTGACCCAGATACATTAGAACTTGATGACCCAATGATTGACCAATTCATTCGTCCAGACGGAGTAGTTGGCAAGGCAGCGCCTAAGTCTAACTATGAAGTTTATACCTGGGCGATGAATCACCCTAACCGCGAAAAGACTATGGCTGAGATTCAGCGAGCACAGCAAGCAGCAACTCAGTTAGCGTCAGCACTGGGATTCGGAGTATAAATGGCTAGAGAGACAAAAGAAGAACGTCGCGCTCGTATCGAGAAAGAAGTTGCAGAACGTTCGGCTGCCCGTAAGGAAGCATATTTTGAGAAACAGGCTGAATCCAAGGCAGCAGCGCAGGCTATTGCTACCCCTCTTCCAAAGCCTGATGCGTTCAACTATACCTATGCTTGGAAGCAAGATGTAGGCGCACCAACTGGTGAAATAACTTTAGTAAAAACTCAGAATCCATATTATGACGCGTCTACAAATACAATCGTAGACCCAGCAACAGGTGAAAGAACTCCTGCTACGCAGTCAATGTGGTCAGGTCCAACAACATTTAGAGGCGATGGAACCCAAAAGCCTTTTGTTCCAACAGGTAGCAGCGACCAACTTTATGCCAACAAGTATGCAGCAGGTTATGGAATAGATAACGCTGGTAACCAATATCGCGGTACGGGAACAACAGCAGACCCATTTACTATGAACGGACAACCATTCACTGGTTCCTGGAGTGGTAAAACATATCAAAATGGAATGCTAGTTTCTGGCACTCGAGTTGGTGGAACTGGAGATGGATTTACTGGTACTGGTTCTACGGGTACTGGTTCTACTGGCTTTACTGGCGTTGCAGCAACTGGTCCAACATTAGCAAGAGATGTGTTCAAGAATACCCTTGCTACATTCTTTGGACAGGCTGAATTAACCAAGCCTTGGATGGATGCCCTATATGACGTTGTTTCAAAGTTCTATAAGGGCGGGTCAGATATTGAAACTTCAATCAATTTATCTTTGCAGGATGCCCGCAACAATCCAGCACTGAAACCATTTACTGACCGCTTTAAGGGTATCTACGCACTTCAAGACTTAAGACAGCAAGGCAAACCAGTGACAGTTCCTACTGTCAGAGAATACGTATCTTCTCAATCAAAGATGGCAGATATATTCCGCGAGGCTGGTCTAGGCGATTTAGCAACTGAAGAGTTTACTGGTGATTTAATTGGCAAAGGAAACTCAGTTAGCACTATAGCCGACAGAATTGCTAAGACTTTCTATCGCATTGACCAGGCTCCTAAGATTATCAAGGATACCTTGAGCCGTTACTTCCCAACAGTAGATAGAGTAACTCTTGCTAGAACTCTACTAACTGGAGCAAAGGGCACAGAAGAGTTATTAGACGAATTGTCTCAATACGAAGTATTGGCTGCAGCAGAAGCACAAGGACTTGGCGTCCCACTAGAGCGAGCAAGAGAATACGCTCGTGCAGGTGGAACATTTGGCGGATTACTTCCTAAATTCGGACAAGTAAGAGCCGTAACTCCTGAAGTTTCTAAGTTAGCAGGAATCTCCAGAAGAGCCGACATCGGTCAGGTTGGCGTAGAGCAAGCAATCATCAGTGGTCTTGCTCAACCTATGGAAGAGATTCAACAACTAGGCGAGGAAGAACTTTCTCGCTTTAGTGGTAGAGCAGGTATCGCCCAAGGCGGACTTGCATCACAGCGCAGAGCAAGCAGAACTAGCCGCGCATTCTAGAATCCTGAGCGGACCGACCAGCCCCGCCAGCGTAACAGACTGGTAGTAAGAGCCAGCCCATTTCCCCGAGTGGCAACTGAGGCTTACGACTAACAACAAATAGAAGGGTGGAACGTTGCTATGAGCAACAACTACTGGGATGATGAAGACGACGACCTAGATACTCCAGAAGTTCTAGACGGTAATGACTTAGTTAAGAAACTAAGAAAAGCCAAAAGAGCAGATGAGAAACGTATCAAGGAACTTTCAGAACAACTAGAGGGATTCCTCAAGGAAAAGAAAGAATCAACAGTTCGTCAAGTCCTAGAAAAGAAGGGCGTAAACGCAAAGGCTGCTCGCCTAATTATGAAAGACCTGGAAGACGTTAACGAAGAGGCAGTTAATAACTGGCTCGATGAGAACGCTGACCTGTTTGGCATAAAGGTGACAGACGCCCCTGCAGTAGATAAGAACGATTTGGCTGCACTACGTAATCAAGATGTTCTTACTCAGGGAGCAGTTACTCCCGACAAAGCAGAAGACTTTGAGATGCGTCTAAACAACGCTTCCTCAGCAGAGGAAATCTTAGGTCTACTGCGTTCACAACAATAACTCGTTCATAGTCTAGGAGACTAAAAACTAATGTCCAACCAATATACCTCAACCGCGAGCACATCGCTCGGCGGTACAGTTGGTGGCGCTGGTCTCGTACAGAAGGCGTATGACCGCCTTCTCGAGTTTGCTCTCCGTTCCGAACCACTACTTCGTTCGGTCGCGGATAAGCGTCCAGCCCGTCAAGCATTCCCAGGCTCAACCGTAGTTCTACAACGCTACGTTGACTTGGACCAGAAGACATCAACTCTGACAGAAACAACTGACCCAGATGCAGTTGCGCTGTCAACACCAACATCTGTAACCATTACTCTTAACGAGTATGGTAATGCAGTACTCGTAACCCGCGCTCTTGAGTTGTTCTCACTCGCAGACGTAGACCCAGCCATTGCAAACATCATTGCATACAACCTCGCTGACTCTATCGATGCAGTTGTTGGAACCACTCTAACTGGCGGAACAAATGTAATCTACAGCGGTTCCACCGCTACAAGCACAGCAACAATCGCTGCTGCTGCAACAATCGACTCGGCTGATATTCGCCGTGCAGTTGCTAAGTTGCGTGCCAACAAGGCAAC